CTATGCGGAGGCTATGGGCAAGGCTGAGTTGATCAGTGCCGTGGAAGGCCCGCCATTGAGCAGAGAACAAGCGTCCGATGCAATATCATTGGGCATTGCTAGTGCATCAGCGTTCAAGGCATCTACGGCCAGATGTTGAGCGATGATGGCATAGAGAACCAGTTCAAGTATTTGGAAGGACTGATCTCAACCTGCCGTGTTCGTGGGTACGACATAGGAGAATCTGTTTCCTTGGCTGATGAGAGTTTGCGAACACTTCGCAAATGGATCGCCAGCGGGGAACTGATGGTGGTGATCACTACCAAAATAGAAGAGGTCCATACATCCGATGGCATCTTTTTCGAGTGCGTAGCGTGCGGAGTGGATTACCCTAGTTCCGACGCATTGAAGCCCGGAGAGTTCTGCCGGTGCGGGGCCAAGATCATTGAAGGATAATGCTCCGCAAGACCCCGACCCCCGCCGACATCGAAACGGCATCCGCCATCATAGGCCGTACCTCCTTCGGTGAAAAGAACCAAGTGGGATACGAGAAGGGAGACTGGGAACCCGCATGGAAGCTATCCAAGAAATACACGGGCTACGAACCCAGCGGCCCCTGCAACAACTGCCGGTTGATCGTATTGGATAACCTGCGCATGATAGCGGGCTTGACCTACGCCCGCAAACCCCTATCACCGGAGCGCATAGCCACCCGACTAGCCCACTGCGCAGAATGCCCAGCCAAACACGACAACCTCTTGGGACCAAGCTGCGGAAGGCTCATGCTGGACGCCCTAAGCCCCCAACCTGTTGTAATTGACGGCGAAATTGTGTATCCTTGCGGCTGTTACCTCAAGCTCAAAGCAGCCTTTTCAAGTGAGCAATGCCCGGCAGGAAAATGGAACTAACCGAAGCACAGAAGTGGGGCGATCAACTAGGTCAGGCAACAAATGCCGCGCTACGCTATCTGTTGGAGATGAATCCGGAAGGCTCTCCAAAGCACCAAGCCGTTCAGTCTATTGTTGGACATTGGAAAGCGTTGAAGGAGTTCACGCAAATGACAGCCGACCGACGCATTTTGCAAGACTTATCAATCGACGCAACGGCATCTGTCAGATGGAACTAAGGATCTGCAAACCCGGAGAGGCACCACGCCTGAGGCTCACACCCCCAGAGGGTATGAAGCTCAACGACGTATGGGTCCAAGGGTCGGTCAACATAGCCATCAAGCACCGTGGAGGCTGGAGGCTGGTCCCCCATATCCACAACAGGGCACTACCTGAGCACGTCCAACTGTTCACCAGTGAGGGAGCAACGCTATCGGAACCTGAGCAGGTAGGTACTGTGACCATTGACGGAACCAAGCCCAAGCGCCAACGTATAGGTAAGAATGGGTAAGGAAGCGATACCGGCCATCCTTGAACGAATTGCCCTAACCGGCAACCTTCGCAATTCATGCTCAGAGGAAGGGGTAAAACACCCCACGTTCCTGCTTTGGGTAAGTCAAGATGAGGAACTTGCTGACCAATACGCCCGCGCGCGTTCTTTGGGATGCGATGCCATGGCCGAAGACATCTTGTTGATAGCCGACGACAATGGCAAGGATACTTACGTTAGCGAAGATGGTGTTGAGCAGACGGACCATGACGTAATAGCCCGCGCAAGGCTTCGGGTCGATACCCGTAAGTGGTTGTTATCGAAGCTCCAGCCAAAGAAGTACGGCGACAAGATGGACCTTAACGCAACTATTACCGAGCGCATACAGGTCGTAGATGACATCCCCCCGACTAAGTGAAGTCCTTTCTTCAAAGCAGGCTGAAGCATACGCCTACCTGAAGGACAGCAAGCGCACCGAGGTATTGTATGGGGGAGCCGCTGGCGGCGGCAAGTCATGGCTAGGATGCCTGTGGCTACTCATGTGCTGTGTGAAGTACCCCGGCTCCCGTTGGCTCATGGGCAGGGCGGTCGGCAAGACCCTGAAGGAAACGACCCTCAACAGCTTCTTCGATGTGTGCTCGTTCCTTGGCCTGAAGGCAGGATCGGACTACGTGTACAACGGACAGAGCGGTACCATCACCATCGGTGCCAGCACCATCATACTCAAAGACCTGTTCGCGTACCCCTCGGACCCGAACTTCGATGACCTTGGATCCCTTGAGATAACGGGGGCTTTCATAGACGAGGCCAACCAGATCACGGCCAAGGCCAAGGCCATCGTGAGCAGCCGCATCCGGTACAAGCTGGATGACTACGGTATCATACCGAAGCTGTTGATGACGTGCAACCCGGCAAAGAACTGGGTGTACAACGAGTTCTACTACCCCAGCACGAACGGCACGTTGGCGAGGCACCGGGCTTTCGTAGCTGCCTTGGTGACGGACAACCCCAACATTTCGCAGCACTACATATCCAACCTCGACAACCTCACGGGGGCGGATAGGGCGAGGCTCAAGGACGGGAACTGGGACTACGACAGCGACCCCGCAGCACTGATGGACCGTGACAGTATCATGGGCATCTTCGACAGCGAAGAGGTGGAGCACGGCAAGAAGGCCATCACCTGTGACGTAGCGCGGTACGGAAGCGACAAGACGGTGATCATGCTGTGGAGCGGCCTACGGGTGGAGCACATCTTCCTGTATGGGAACCAAGCCACCAACATCACAGCAGCGGCTATCTTGCAGCTTGCCAAGTCGGAAGACGTGCAGCGCAGCAGGATCGTGGTGGACGACGACGGCGTAGGTGGTGGGGTGGTGGACCTTATCCGGGGATGCACACCGTTCAACGCCAACAGCAAGCCGCTGAAGGACGAGAACTACAAGAACCTCAAGGCGCAGTGTTGCTACATGCTGGCCGAAAAGGTCAACGCGGGCAAGGTCTACGTGAACAGCAGGCAGTACCAAGAGGAGATCAGCGCCGAACTGGGCTGGATCAAACGCGACAAGATCGACGAGGACACCAAGCTGACGGTGTTACCCAAGGACAAGGTGAAGGAAGGGCTAGGCCGCTCCCCGGACTTCGGGGATAACCTCATGATGCGGATGCGCCTTGAACTATCGCCTACGATGGCTACATTTGAACGCTCACTGGACAAGCAAGCGGAAAGGGCCATGGAGGAATGGCGCAGTGACTTCCGCGACCATCTTGAGGAGCGATACCCACGAACAGGCTACGGCGAATAATAACCATGGACCTAAGCAAGCTAACCGAAGTTTCTATTACTGAAATCCCGGACGGTTGCGCTAAATGCGACGGAACTGGGGTTGAGAAGTTTTCGACCGAGCAGGACCGCCTTAATTGGCAAGATGATGATATGGACGACGACTTCGGCCCCGACACGAGTGGACGTAGGCCATGCTCAGTATGCGAAGGGGTGGGCAGCATACCCGGCAATGGTCCATTGGTGAAGTTCAGAATAACTCTCAGGGGTGGGTTTAGCTATCGGCCCAATGATATTAGCTACCATCCCGAATGAAAGCAGCGGTAACAGATACCAACGGCGTGCGCAAGGTCTATTCGGTCAAGCCCCTTGACAAGATCACCGTCCGCGATTGGGTGGACATTACCAGCCCACCGATAGCCGAGACGCTGGTAGAGCGGTACGACATCCTGTTGGCCTTCCTGCAACGCCACACCAAGATCCCCAAGCAGGCGCTCGAACGTATGCCAGCGTCCGAGGCTTACAAGCTGCTGGAGACGATGGAGAAAGTCATGGTCGAAGCCGCCGAAGCACGAGCCAAGGCCAGCACGGGACAGCCCCCGAAGTTCTTCGTACACAAGGGCGAGACGTTCTTGGTGCCCCAAGACCCCGAGAACGAAATGACCTTCGGGCAAGCCGAGAGCCTTGAGAAAGTGCTACTGCCTGCCTGCAAGACCGACAGCGAAGGCTACGCGGCCATCCTTGCGGTGATGTGCCTGAAGGAAGACGAGCAGTTCACCACGACCATCCTCAAGGAACGGATGGCGCTATTCATGGACCTTCCCGTGCTCACGGCCTTCGATGTGTGCGCTTTTTTTTTCGGGTGCAGCGAACGCTTGAGGACAAGTATGCTCCGTATCGTGGGCCTATCCCCAAGCTCACAACTGCGCAGGAGCGTGCTGGCATCAATGAGTATGGCGAAGCCCACGGACCCTTCATCGACCTCCGCCGAGCCGCTGAACTAGCGCCGCTGATACGCGACATGTACGGGCTAGAGGGGCCGG